TTCACCGATACTATACTAAAACTTTCGACTGATCATGTATCAACTTTAGTTCAAAAAAATCTATTACCAACATATACTTGGGTAAGATTCTATCAGAAAGGAGATGAACTTAAGATGCATACTGATAGACCTGAGTGTGAATACTCTGCAACTTTATGTCTATCAACACCTGGAGATCAACCACTATCTTCACTCTACTTTAATAATAAACCAACAAAGAGTGGTGCTGACAAAATTACCCTAAATCAAGGAGACTTATGCGTATATCAGGGTTGTGATCACTATCACTGGAGAGAACCAATAGAATCTGATTGGTTACTTCAATGTTTTATGCACTGGGTTGATGCAAATGGACCCTATAAAGATTCATTATTTGATGGAAGACCTTCTCTAGGACTACCTAAATAAAAATGTCTGAGTTACTTATTATTCTCTATTATGGCAAAACCTACAGAAACTACTGGCACTGATGTTGATAGTATGATTACTGATTTGACATCACGACTTGAAAAACTTCGCGAAGAATTACTAGATCACGAAAGAATTTTTAATACTAAAAAAGAAGAATTTATTAAACTGTCTGGTGCTCTAGAAGCATTACATACAGTCAAAGGATAATCTTTGAAACTCCACAGAGTTATTATATACGTTATTTGGGGGATGTGTCAAGATTGACTATCCCTCTTTTTTTCTCTATACTGTAATGATATGCAATTTGTCCGTAATTTGTTTAGAAACAAAAAAAGAGATAAAGAGTTACCACAACTTCTTGATGGAAATGAGTATCCAGACTTTTGGAAACAGGTTGAGGGTTTCAAAGAGTTTGCTCAATCAGTTAATCAAGGTACTAAAGAAGGCAAAAGCGTATTAGTATCTGAGGAAATAAGTAAACTTAGGATTGAAGAGTGTGAACGTTGCGATTATTTCGATAAACAACAAACTAGGTGTAGAAAGTGTGGATGTTATATGAAAGTTAAAGTAAAATTTACCAATACTTCATGTCCCATCGGTAAGTGGTAATATGTGTGGATTTGGATTAGTTTTCTCAAAAAAAGACAAAATTCCCCACAATCTCATTAAGATCGCTGAAACTGACTTAGGACTTCGTGGTCCCTCTCATGCAACACATTACATGGGAGATGATATTTACATGTATCAATCTGTTCTAGCGATTCAAACAGAACCAGATCGTGATGATGGATTTGCTAGTTTACCTCAGAACTTTGATGTAACTCTCTATAACGGGGAGATATATGATGATCATGAGTATGATAGTGACATCGAAATGTTGCAGAAGTCTAGTTCTAAACAACTGGTTTTGGGTCGATGTGATGGAATGTTTGCTGTTGTTCAGGCACAGAGACAGGGACAGTGGTTAGATATTACTGCTCTAAGAGATATTCAGGGAGAGAAAAGAATATTTTATTATGATAGTCCTAAAGTCCTGATTCTTGCTTCTACGCCATCATTCATCCTTAAAATTATGGAGGAGTTTGATGAACCAGTGACCTTGAATGAGGTGGCACTGAAAGATTATTTTGTAACGAGACACTATATTTCAAACTCCACTGCAATCAATGGAATTTGCCAAGTGCCCCCAGGTAGTAAGTTTCACTACAATAAGTATTCCTCAGTCAGTCAAGTATGGACGCCTAGAAAATATCTGAACTCAGAACTCACAAGAGAACTAAACAAAACAACCCCGGCACAATACACACACTATCTTGAAGATTTACTGGTAAGAACTCTTAAGAAGATGCAATCAAGTGTTCGTCCACATGTGAACATCTATTCAACAATGTCTGGTGGCACAGATTCATCAATAGTTACTAAACTACTGGAGAATATTGGAACTCAGTTAATGCGGGGAATCACACTTACGTTTGATGAGAAAGATTCTGTTGCTTTGTTCTCTGATAAACTGTTTGATAAACTCTACACGGGACAGTTAGTCAGGAACATAGATCGTGACAGTTATTATGAGTCTTATCTACGAACTCTTAAGTTATGTTGTTCTCCCATACCATCGCATGACTTTGCCTCTGCAAATCTGATGTATGAGATGTTAGAACCTGGATCAATCGTCTATGGTGGTGAAGGCGCAGATGAATTATTTCTAGGATACAAATACTATCGGAACTGTGTACGTGCAGAGTACACTATGTCAGTAAGAAATAACTTCAAACTATCATTCTCCGAAGATATACAGGAAGACTATGATTATGCCTTGCAATTCTTTATAGACAATTTGTACTCTACAAAAGATGCACACATTAAAGCATGTTCTTTTGTAGATTTCTTCCACCAGATGCCTAATGCCACTCTAATGTCTGGAGATTTGATTGGTTCTAGTCATGGAATTGAAACCAGGACACCATTCACACGCAAAGATGTTGTGACCTATGCAATCAACTCTCCGCCATATTTGTTAGAAAATAAGAGACCCCTCAGCGAAATCTTCGAGAATCACTACAATCGTAGACCATATGCTAAGATTGGATTTAGTGGACATCCAAATGAAATGTATCGTTATCTAGAGAATGGTATCGACAAAAGTTATGACATCTACGGAAGTTATGTTCAGTCAACATACAACGATAGAGATACTGAGTGGAAGTATATAAACACTGAGTTTTTTCTTGACACATTTTGTTTTACACCCTAAAATGTGGAAGAAATTGACATAACACAATGACCCCTGAAAAGTTTCAACTGCTCCGTGATTGGGTACGAGCAGAAGTTCAATCTATTATTGTTGCTGAGAATAAGAACAATACCGCAAACTATTGGAAAGAAGGTAGAAACGAAGTCGATGCAGTTCGTGCATCCGATAAAGCATTTCTCCGTGTTGTGCAGGCATTCTGCGGAGGTCAATCAATCCTGTGAGACCTAAGTTTTCTAAAGAGTATTACAAGGTAGGATATTACCTTGGAGAAGAACAAAGATGGGCGGTATATTTTTCGATGGAATCTGCTCAAGAAGCAATGATGAAAATGATTAAGAGGGGCACGAACGTGACAGGGATGGAGTCCGCGACCCTGTGTGACAGTTGATTGAAGTGTCCACTGTCTCCGCCACGGTAGTCTGATCCATGTATATTAAGAGAGTCAAAGGAACACAACCCCATGGGCACTCGTTCACGCATCGGTAAGCAACTCGCAGACGGTTCTATTCTGTCTGTCTATTGTCACTACGACGGTTATCCTGAGTACAATGGTCGCGTTCTCCGTGACTATTTCTCCTCCGCTGATAAAGTTTCTGAACTGATTGACGGCGGTAACATGTCATGCACCTGGACTAATGCAGGTTGGGGTAACGAAACTCTCTCCGAATCTGGTCCTCTCCACTACACCTCCCGTGGTGAATCTCTTGAAGATAATGCACCACGCCTTGATAAAGGTATGGAAGAATTCTTCACTGATGGCGAAGAGTTTGGTTATGTGTTTACAAGTACAGGGTGGACCTGTTATGATACTAAGACCTGGAGCGATACATATAAGCAACAGGTTGCAATCCCCGCTGGAGGTATCACCGATGGAAACTAAAATGATCCAAGTAAAGTATTACTTTAAGGAACATCCTAAGACATCTCTATCAGTATTCCTTAAGACTGAAGAACAAGTAAAAGCATTCAAGGAAAATCACCCCAACTACATCTATGTCTGATTCTGCTAAGTACAACGATTTCGATGAACTCTATGAAGATTTCATGGAGTGTGGTAGCGAAGAATGGTTGCTTCCTGAATGTGGAGTGAAGGAAGAACTGGAAAAAGAGACTATTGCCCTTCTCCGATCCTTCTGATACGATATGAAAGTCTGACGGGGTGAAGACTCTAAACTCCTCCCCACCGTGAGTGACGACGATCCCGACAGGGAACAAGTCACGCCTAAAGCAAACACCTCACAAACAACAACAACAAAATGGAAAATTTTATGGATAGTTTGACCTTAGAACAAAAGGTCAAACTGGTGGAAAGTGCAAACTCTCAACCAAAAGGTAAAGGTCTTAAGTCTTATACCTTCAAAGAGATTCGTTGCACAGACGTTATGCAACGTACTGGAAACGACCTGACAAACAAAGTACGTGCTGAAGGAACTGACCCCGATAAAGTCGCTGCATTTGTTGACCGTATCGAGAACGGTTTATACAAATTCATTTATGAACAACCCACTGTAAAAGATTTGGGTAATGGTCTAAAGGAACTGTTGACTGGTGAACACCGTCTTCAAGCACACTTCGCTGCTGGACGTGACACTATCTTCGTTGCAGAAGTTGAGTTTGAGTCGGAAGAAGATGAGATGATCTTCCAATCAAACGAGAATGATGAGGACGATGAGTATGTAAAATCACCTCGTACTCAGAATGATGTTATTCTTACTTTGTCGCAAATGGTAGAGAAAGGTATCATTGACATCAACGACGACAAGTCTATCAATTCACGTCTAATTCTCCTTCAACAGAAGAGCAATGAGTTTCCTCTTCTACGTCAACGACTCCGTGAAAAACACGGTAAGATCACACCAGTCAAGTCCTATGAAGATAAGGACCGCAGAAACTGGTGTGAAACTAACAAATCCAATATCAAATTCTCTTCCCGTACTCAAATTGTTCCTTTGGATGGTGTAGTCTACCAATCCAAGACTTTCAAGGGTGGAAAAGGTAAAGGTGGACTGCAAGATCTTGACTATGATCCTCGTTGTTTCTTTGATTCTTGTGAAGTTCTCATGAACAATCCGAGTGTCAGTAAAGTCCACAATATCTGTTCCGTGAACAAGTCTACTTCGGAGAAGATTCCGTTGATTCGACAGTACAAACAGGAACTGATGATGAAGGAAATGCTTGACAGGGTACTTAAGATTGCTGCAGCAGTTAACAACGGACAAATCTATCCTGTTCGAGATGTTATCTTCAAGTTCGTTCCTCAGATCTCTGGAATTGATAATATGGAGGAGTTGGTATGAGTAATCGATGGGAAGAATTCGCGTTGATTGCATTTCACGCGATGAAAGGTGTCTTACCTTTCTGGAGTAATGCAAACTCCAATCGTCAACGTTCAATGACACGAATCCTGTATGATCAGGTATTCTGTGCGGGTGAACCTAACAAAACTGGGTTCATCAGTATCAAGGCAATGCAATCAAAACGCAAGGGATCTAAGACAACAAAAGATCATTGTTTGTCCCCCCAATTTGTTGCACGGATGGTCTATGACAATCCAGATGTTTGGTTGACCGACTTAGATAAGTTCAAGAGTCTCTTCCTTAAGTGTTGTCAGACTATTGAAGTTACTTCTAAAGAGAACACCGATCTTAGTAAACTCACTGAGAACAGGGATGGGCAATTCTCCATCTATGTTCCTACACACAAGAAGTATGATCACCTTGGGATTGTACTTTTCCACCAAGAAAAAGGTGTGGTCCGTGATGTTTTTGAAGATCTAGTTCCTGAAGAACTTATTAACTATGAGTCCGACTATTTGGTCTCATAAGGACTCCTAATCAATCAATCCCCCCCATCCCCTTGCCATAACTGGTGAGGGGATTTATATTGTATTCATACAGACAAGGGTAATCGATGCAACTCCGTCCCCATCAGGTTCGTATTCTTGAGAGAATGCAAAACTATCCTAAGGGACAGATCATTGTTCCTACGGGTGGTGGCAAAACGATGTGCATGATTGAAGATACTGCACATGTTCAGCAGTCTAAGTGTGGTCACACTACTGTTGTTGTTGCTCCTCGTATTCTCCTTGCAGAACAACTTTGCAGTGAGTTTCTAGAGGTTATCACCTCTACATATACTCATGTGATGCATGTTCACAGTGGTGAAACTCATCACTTCTCTACTACCAACTCCGAGAAGATTCACGTCTTCGCTAACACTGCACGGAATATGGGTGAGGATTGCATTATCTTCACCACCTATCATTCCCTCCATCGCGTTGTTGATGCAGACATCGAAGTAAACACCATTTACTTTGACGAATCACACAACTCTGTGCAACGTAACTTCTTCGGTCCTACCGAATACTTTGCTGCAGAATCTGACCGTTGTTTCTTCTTCACTGCGACTCCAAAACACTCCCTGACTATCAACAAACCAGGGATGAATGACACCGCAGTTTATGGTCAAGTCCTGGTCAATGTTCCCGCACCTGAGTTGGTCGAAGGCGGTTACATTCTTCCTCCCAAAGTTGTAGTCAAACAACTTGACATGGTGCAAGATAAGATGAAAATCTGGTCCCGTGACTGTGACTTTTTGATGCAGACTATTGATGATCAAGAGACTGAGAAAGTTCTGGTTTGTGCTCGCACTACCAAACAAATCATTGGTCTTCTGACTGATAGTGATTTCCCACTTGAGTGTTCTAAACGTGGCATGTCTTGGATGGTAATCACCAGTAAGACTGGTGCTGTCATTGACGGTCAGAAAGTAAACCGTGAAGTTTTCTTTGATACTCTGAACGCATGGGGTAAAGATTCAAACAAAAAGTTTGTGGTTCTGCATCACTCTATTTTGTCTGAGGGTATCAACGTAAATGGTTTGGAGTCAGTGGTTTTTCTCCGCAACATGGATTACATTGGCATCTCTCAGTCAATCGGACGTGTGATACGTCTAGGTGACACTTCTAAGACCTTTGGACTAGTTTGTGTCCCAGTTTATGACTCTGTGGGTATCACCACCTCTAGAAAGGTTCAGGCGGTCGTAGACACCGTGTTTGAACAAGGTCAACCAGCAATCTCAGAAATCCGTCGATGAACTACACTAAACAGCAACTTGTGGACGCACTCGTTCATGAATGGGAATACCTCTGCCATGACGATTATAGTCCACAAGATCCAACCCCATCACAATATCGCAAAGAGATGGAAGAACTTACAATCGAAGAATTAATTGAAGAAACTGGCACTGACGAAGGTTTCACACTAGATGATTTTATGGACTGTCACGCATAAATGAGTAGTAAGATGACGTTTTTCGTTGACCCTGATTATGTCTGTGTGCAAACATGGAACCCTGTTTTTCAACGTATGCAGTATCATTGGGTACACAAGTCAGAAAAGGATCCTGTGCAATTCGTGAAAAATCTCAACCCAGAGCAAAAAGTGCTATGAGTAGTAAGATGATGTTCTTGGTTGATGCTGGTAACGGTAGATGTATCACTCATGATGGATACATTCAACTCGGTAGTTTCTCTCATAGTGTAGAGAAACATCTTGAGTTAAATCCTGATCAAGAATGGCAGGTAACATACTGGATGCCTGATCCATTTTACATGCGATATCCACGACCTAACTATCAACATACAATGAAGGCAAACGAAGGATCTCCTAAAACTGATAATGCTACTGATAGTAGACCAAGAGATTTTCCCGATCAAGCAACCAACCGTTTAGAAAGAACATTATGAAAGTAATCACAGAAGGAAAAGTAAAAACAGTATATCAAGGTGATGATGCTGATCGTGTCATCATTGAATACCATGATAAGGTAACTGCTGGAAATGGTGAAATGGTTGATCATCCTTTAGGAAAAGGATCCCTCTGTTGTAGCATTTCATCTATTATTTTCGAGAAACTTTCTAAAGAACTTATCCCCAATCACTACATCAATATGGTTGGTGCGAATAAGATGATCTGTAAGAAGGTAGAAATTGTTCCTCTAGAAGTTATCTGTCGCAATCGTGCTGCTGGATCTATTGTTCGTGAGACAACTTTGGTAGAAGGTGCTCCATTACCGCAACCGATTGTTGAGTTCTTTCTGAAGGATGATAGTAAGCATGATCCTCTACTCACACCAGATCGTGTGCGTCTGATGGGATATAATCCTGATCCTTTCATTGAGATGACATTACGAATTAATGATTATCTTCGTCAGATGTTTTACATCATGGGAATTGATCTGGTTGACTTTAAGATTGAGTTTGGTTATGATGCTCATGGTGATTTGTATCTTGCCGATGAGATTAGTCCTGATAGTATGAGACTATGGAAGATTGGTAGTGATGAAAGATTTGATAAGGATCTATTCAGGAAGGATGAAGGTGATATTGTACCTGCATATCGTGAGATTCTCGACCGACTACAACCACTTGCTATTCAATGAACGATCTTAAAATTTACTGCAAAACTGAAGACGACCAAACAAATATCGTTGAGTTTATTTTCTCTCAATATGATGATGTGAAAGTATGTACTTGGGAACCTGATCCTGTGGAAACAGGAACATGGGGAATGTTTGTTGATGAGTTTCCATCAGAATTAGTTGGTAATCTAGAGAAGTATCTTGAGGGTGAAGATTCTTGGGAACTTGATGAAGAAGTTGAAATTGTATTAGAATGAAGCATCACATACCTGACATCATTAAGAAGAATGCATTTGCTTGCTTCACTAGTTTGAATGCTGCTGAGAGAGCAGTTGTTATGTTTGGTGATGATGCATACCGTGAGTCACTAGATCTTGACAACGATGATGCTCCATGTTGGGAGATTCCAAGTGGAGAACACACCACTTTTGCTGGATGGAATCCTCAGTGTGTTCCTACTATGGACTACATCGTATGGAAATTAAAAAACCGTGAAGGTATTATCAAAGGAGAAATTTACTAATGGCACTATCTGAATCAGTTCAACAATCTCTCAATGAAGTAGAATCATCACTACGCAATGCTTTATCATATGCTGCTAGACAAGAACGTCCAGTTGTTTGTTCACAAATTGCTAAGTTGCTTAGTGATGTTGAAAGTATTGGATCTTTTGATAATCTTCTTGATAAACTTGACGACACAATTTCGGAGTTGGATAACTGATGGACTATAAAACTTCTGGTGTTGACATTATTAAAGGTCGATCTTTTGTGGAATATATTAAAGTATTGGCACCTAAGATTGATGGTGGGTTTAGTGGAATGATGGAAATTCCATCGGGATATGAAAAACCTGTATTAATATCTGGTACTGATGGTGTCGGAACTAAAATTAACATTTGTAGGATTGCTGATGATTACACCACTATTGGTCAGGATCTCGTTGCTATGTGCGTCAATGACGTTATATGTTCTGGTGCTAAACCACTATATTTTCTAGACTATATCTCCACCAAAACAATTGACGCTAACGTGAGTGATATTGTGTATGGGATTAATGTTGGTTGCACAATGGCAGGGATGGAACTCATAGGTGGAGAAACTGCCGAGCATTTTAGAACAAATGACTATGATCTTGCTGGGTTCTGTACTGGAATTGTAGAGAAGAATGATATTGTTAATGGTAGCAACATCCGAGCAGGTGATGTGGTCATCGGTATTGAGAGTAGTGGACTTCATAGTAATGGATATACACTGGTCAATGATATGCTGTGGAGAAATTATATTTACTACAAGGAGATGCCTGAGTTGTTGAGACCAACCACCATCTATGCTCGTCTTATTCAATACCTGTTGGATGAAGTTCCTATCTTAGGTATGGCACATATTACAGGAGGAGGATTGCCTGAGAATCTTCCTAGGTGTCTTCCAATGGGTCTTAAAGTTGATGTGAATTATGATGCTTGGGAGAGACCAGAATTGTTTAATAAGATTCAAGAAGCAGGAGACATTGTTGAGAATGAGATGCGTAATGTATTCAATCTTGGTATTGGATTTTGTTTAGTGGTGCCAAAAGAAGTAGCACAACACACTCAAACTTTGATTGCTGATACACCATTTGGTATGCGATCATGGATTATTGGAGAAGTCCAAGAGTGAAGAATAAGTATCACAATCACAACTCCACTCTGTTACATCCGAAACCCGTGAGAGATTATATCTCTCCAGATGGGATCTGGTGTGTGATTCCATATGGTAAAAGAAAGTGGATGATAATTCATAACAGTAAACAGATGGAACTAGCAACGTCATTTGATATTGCCATGCGTAAGTTAGATAAAATGAAAAAGTCACAATCTAAACCGCAGAGACGACGCAGAACACCTGGCACACCAAAATTAACAAAAAAACCAAATAGTCAATTAGTAGAATCTAGTGGTGGCAAGGGATCTGAGAGAGTCAAAACCACTGTGAAACAGACTACCATAATCACGCCTAAATCTAAGAGGGTGACAATTTCCAAACTGGATCAAGGTAATGGGAATCCGTTGCTCGATGCACTACAATAACTTCAGTCGCAAATGAATGTTCCCGAAAAACTAATTGCCCTTGGTTTCGCTTACAATGCAGTAGGCAATCTTCGTGGCAGAAAACAACTCCGTGCTAATCCTGTCCCAGATAAAACATTCTTCAAACGTGTAGATGATACACAGTTGGAAATGTTTGCTCCTGGTTCTGACAGTACAGTATGGGAACATATTATTCTAAATGTAGACACCAACCAAGTTGTGGTGTCTGAACTTGTAAACTTCCAAACTATTCTCGATCTTTGATGACTACGAAGACTACCAAAAAACGTCGCGTTTGTGTCACTCCTCTATCTCGTAAAGCAAAGAATCGTTTTGCTAATGAGATGGATCTATTTCACACTTGCGTTGTAGACGATGAAAGTGAATCTGAGGGACAACAATGGTTGTTTCTACAATCACTGAATAAGTCTTACTATTTTTGGGTTCCTGCTAAAGGTAATGATCATTGGAAAGTGGAGCGATGATCGATGGATTTATTCATGAACCACCAACAGAAGACCACTTCTACGAGGAAGTTTGCTTTAA